CGAGTGTTATACTATCACTGGTAAGCCGGCGGAGATTGTTATTGAGGACAGGGTAAAGATACTGACCGGGGGTTTGGATCGGTCTGAGGATGTGCAGAAGTTTAACAGTGCCGAGCTTGAATTCTTCTTCATCGACCAGGCCGAGGAGACTACAGTTGATGATATATCTGCTTTAAGAGCGTGCTTACGCTTGACGATTGGTGGCGAACCCTTGGAATACAAAGGCTTATTTACAGCCAATCCAAGGCAGTGCTGGCTGAAAGACGAGTTTCTGAATAACCCTACTCCCGGCAGGCGGTTTGTTCAGGCTCTGCCGGGTGATAATCCGTTATTACCACCGAGCTACATAGAGAACCTCAAGGACTCATTTAAGCACAGGCCGGAACTATTGCAGGCGTATCTGTACGGTGATTGGGATAGCTTTGAGGGTTCCGATCAGGTGATTAAGGACGTTTGGCTGAGGGCTGCTAAAGAGTGTATGGCTTACGAGCAGGTCCACAAGAAGTATCTGGTCTGTGATACAGCCCGGTTCGGAGATGATGAGACTGTGATAAACCTGATGGACAACGCCGAGATTGCCAAACAGGTGATAATGCCGTACTGCACTCACGACATGATTTCGGGCAGATTAGCGGTTATGAGTGCCCAAAACGATAATTGCACGATTGTAGTTGAGTCCGTAGGCTCTGACACAGGAGCGGCTGTTGTCGATGACCTTCGTAAAATGAAGAAGCACGTCATTGAATACACGCCACAGGGACGCTCTGTGTATCCTGAGAAGTTCTACAACGTAAGAGCTGAGGCTTGGCACAAAGCGGCTACGATACTATCTGACGGAGTATTCGACAGGGTGCGCAATATCCCTGTAGTCTGCAAGAACATGGACACCAAGACGAGGGGCCAGCTATGTGTGCCGAACTATGATTATCGGGGCGGTAAAATCCTGATTGAGTCAAAGAAGCAAGTAAAGGACCGGCTCGGTTGCAGTCCTGACAGAGCAGACACTTACGTAATAGGATTATGGGCATGGGACAAAATCAATACAAAGCCCGTACTCGACCGGGACAAGCGGGAGAGCAGGCGGAAAGTACTAAGTCCGATGGCCTTTTGAGGGCATATTATGACTGACCAGGAAATACTTGAGAAGGTAATACAGTTCCGGGCAGACGGTGTGAGTGGTTCGGCCAATTTCTTCGACCGGATGAGGAAGGCCGAAGACTTTGTGCTCGGCGAGCAGTGGGACCCGGCGGTGAAAGAAGCGAACCGGCTAAAGGGCAAATTCTCCTTGACTATCCCAATTATCAAGTCACAGATAAAGCAGATTACCGGCTCGGAGATACAGAATCCGAAAGACTTTATAATCAAGAACACAAGGGAAGGCACGGCCACAGTAGCCAAGATACTCACGGCTCTTGTGAAGCAGGCAACGGATTCGGAGCGGGTGAGGTATGAGGAATCGCAGGCTTTTGAGAGCGGATTGAACACCGGGCAGGGTTGTTTGGGGGTATTCATTGACAAAAGGGATGACCCTCGGCACGGCAATTTGAGGATTGAGAGGCTGGAAGAGCATAGCTGCCTTGCTGATCCGAACTGCAAGTCTTACAACATTAACAAAGCGGAAACCGGCGCAAAGTATGTGATTTATGAGGAGTGGGTTGATAAAGACGAGGTTGAGGTCGAATATCCCGATAAGAAAGCAGACCTTGAGGGCAGGGGTTCTCATTCGTTTTTAGAGGTTCAGGCTGGCAACATCAATGGCATCATCGATTGGCTGACAGGCAGGAGGAATACGAAGGGGACGGGTTCTTTCAGTTCGCGCGAGAGAACGGATTTGGAGGTCATGCAGAAAAGCCGTTACTTGGTAAGTCATACCTGGTGGCGGGAGCCGAAACAGTGTGTTTTCTGGTACGACAAGAGGAAGTCGGAGCTTGAGGCTAAGAAGTTATTTAAGCCGAAAGAGATGACGGCGGCTCGGAAATCGGCGGAGGCGAACCCTGAAACATATTCGGTTGAGGAAACTACCGGCTACGTCATGCACCATACGATTCGGGTGAAGGACACTTTTCTGGAGGACAGAGTAGATGAGTTGAGTGGTGTCGAGATGTTCCCCCTGTCCTTTTTCTGGCCGTACTGGGTAAATGGCCACAAGTCCGGCATAGCTGAGGATTTGATTGGCACGCAAGAGGAGATAAACTGGTCTCATTCAATGGCCCTTAATCTTGTCAAGGCTATTGCAAACACGGGTTACAAGGTAAAGTCTGATCCGACCGGAGAGTATTCCGAGTGGCTAAAGGCTCATGGCTCTGAGGATGGTATTGTTCTGGACGAATCCAAGGCCGGCGGCAGCATCGAGCGGATTGAGCCGGCACCATTTCCGCACCAGTTTGAGTTATTTACCCAGCGGGCGATGGAGAATGCCCGGATTATCACGAATATCCGGTCGGAGGTCCCTGAGAAAGATAGTAAGGAGATTTCGGGCAAGGCCATAGCTTTGAAGCAGCAGAGTTCAATGCAGGGTTCGATGTCGCTGTTCAGTAATTGGAATTACACATTATCTATTTTGGGTGATTTGATAGTAGATATTATCCGCAAGAGCGACATTTTTAGTGAGGACGAAATCAGGGAAATTGTTGACGATGAGGACTTAATAGACGCTGATTTGATGGATCAGGCGGTTCAGATGACGGTACAGGAATTATCGCGGGGCGGGATAAAGATACCGGACGCCCCGAACCAGCCCGCACTTGATGTGTTACAGGGCGCCGAGCCGATAGTCCAGCAGACAATGATAAGCAATTACCAGCAGGGTTTGGCCTTACACTCGAAGGCTCAAGGGCTTGTGAACCAGATAGCTCGGCCATTGGCTGAGGGTATGTTAATGGATACTATCCGGTCTATCCGGTCTGGTAAATACAGTACAACGGTTACTACTTCGCCAATGGCCGAGACTATGAGGACCCTGAAGGCGGCGGAGGTGAGAGATTTACAGAAGTTGTTGATCGATTCCGGGGACGTTGGCCTTGACGGTGAAGATTTGATAGACGCTACTGATGTAAGCAACAAAGAGCAGTTGAAGTTAGGCCGCGAAAAGAGGTTACAGATGGCTAAGGGGGCGGCATAAATGTTGATTAAGAGCCGAAATTTCAGCCCTACGAAGTGCGAGCGGACGTGGGATGAGGGCGGCGGCTTAGGCTGGGCGCCGGGCAGTGAAAAGAAGTTTGAGGGTTCCGGGATAAAGACGAATAGCCCTCGATACGGAAAGAACTGGCAGTTAATGACAGGCAAATGTGCAACTTGCGACAAGTACAAAGGGAAATACAAAGGTGTAGGGAATCACTGTAAGTTACCAGAGAATGAAAGGTGCCAGAAATGAAAGTGTGGATGATTTTGTTAATTCTTTTGGTTGCGTTGGTTGGCTGTCAGGAACAGCAGAAGGTTGAAGGTGAATTGCCCGCCGAATGGCAGGAATTGTTCGGGGATGGCCTGATGGCCCGGTTGAATTACGTTCAGACCCAGACAATTAACCAGCACAAGCAGGTTATAGATGAGCTTGCCAAAAGGGTTCGGTCTTTAGAGGAGGAGAATGTAACCGAACTGGCTGAACGCGTGAGGAAGTTGGAAGAAAATGATTAGACCCGCAAAAGACAGGAAAAAAAAGCTCAGAAGGCGAAAGAAAGCGAATAGCTTGCCGGACGGCACTCCGAAACCGAAGCCGGAATGGGCTGAAGCCTTTTTGGTTTTCCTTTTAGCCAAGGTTGGCGGCAGTGTTTCTTTGTCGGCAGAGCAGTTGGATAGGTATAGCTCGATTAACTCTGATAATTCGACCAAACTGGAGTACGATGACGGCGTGGTTACCCTCAGCTTAGATGGTTTGAGGATAAAGAAATCGAGCATTTTCGTTCCTAAAAGAAGAATTGCAGGAGACATAGCAAATGGCTAAATCAAAGAAGCAAATTGAGGAGAAGGCTGAGAGCCTTCGGAAGGAAGCCGTTGACAGGGCAAATATCAAAAAGGCGGAGGAGCAGAAAGCCATTGATGAAGCAGAGGCGAACAAGCCGCTGACGGACGAGGAATTGGCTTTTATAGCGAGAATAGAGCCGATGATGAGACGCGGAAGGCAGATAGAGCAGCCCATCCCTGCGGAAGTATTTCGGTACTCCAGTTTGGTCAAGAGAAAAAACGTAACATCTTAGCTGTACGGCACAGCGGCAATGTCGGACGTAGTACCCAACGGCAGGGGCGTTTGCCGGAGTCCTGATTGTCGGGACACACGTTTTGGTGGAACGGAATAAACCACCCCTTACTTCAAGGTTTGAAGGACTTGTACGGCTTACTCAGCCGGTAAAAAAGGAGATTAAATTAAAATGTCGGAAGAACTAAAAGAAACAGAGAGCAACGAAGAAGCAGACTCAGTGCAAGAGACTTTAGAGGCTACTGAATCTGACGAAGAAGATGTCTCCACACCGGCTGAGTCTAATGACAAGCCGGATGAGCCTAAAGTACCCTTGCACGAGCATACAGCTTTGCGTGCCAGGGCACAGCAGGCCGAACTTGCGGCGGCACGGTTGGCGGGCGAATTAGAGGCCACAAGAAGAATACAGGCTTCGTCCGCACCGTCCACCAAGTCGCCGTTAGAGTTGGAAATGGAGCGTCAATCCGCTCAGGGTATCGATGAAGAAGATATGACTATTTCCCCCAAGGTTATCAGGGACGAAAACGCATATCAAAGGCAATTAGCCGCCAAGATGGTACAGGAGCAGACTGATGCGCAATTCCGTGCGGTCCAGAACGCCTCGATAAATCAGGCGAGAATCGCACATGAGGATTGGCAGAACGTCATTGACGCAGGGCAGAATTTTCTGACGAAGGCCGAGCTCGCTTACATTGAAAAATCTGAAAATGCAGGCGAGGCATCTTACGAGATGTGCCAGAGGGCTATTGCCCGCAGCAAGCCTCAGGCCGTTACTGAGTCTGTTAAACCCGTTGCTCCCAAGAAACCGAGCGGACCGGAAAAGGAAAAGGAAAAAGTACCTACGCAAGAAGAAATACTGGCGGGTATCGATAATATCGACCCGATGGTTCTTGCGGCGGCACTGCTTTAACAGGTTCGCTCCTAATCGAAAGGAGCAAATATGCCAGCAACAAGTTTTGCGTTTGCTGATCCACGTGCTCGGACTATCTGGAAAACGGCCGTATATGTTTACGGCTTGCAGAATATGTTCTTTACCGGAATGATGGGTAAAGACAAGAACTGTCTGATTTACGTGAACACCGATTTGACCACAAAGAAGGGCGGGACGATTATTTGCGAGTCCCGCAACCCTTTAAGCGGTTCAGGTGTCGGTGATGACGGCAATACGACCGGCAGTGAGGAAGCGTTAAAGAGGCGGAATATGTCGCTTGTTGTCCACGAGAGGGCACATTCCTACGTTTCAGCCGGTAAAATGAGTGAACAATTAACCTCAACGGATGTCAGGGAAGATGGCAA